ATAAAATATTTAAAATAATTCAAGGCGAACACTTGACAAATGGAGTTTTTTATGGTATAATAGATTAGAAAATTGAAATGGGGGAGATTATGGATATAGTATATGAAATGGAAGAATCTTTAAAGGAAGCTATAAGATTATTAGCAGAAAATAAGGCACGAGAACGTGAGATAGAATGCATAAAACAAATATTCAAACCAACTGAAAATGAGAAGATTTTAAGTAAATTAGATGAGATACTAGATGAGATTAGAATGATAAACCAACCAATGTATCGTTGCGTTCCTTGGTATGATTTTTACGTGCCACCATATAACCCAAATATTACATGTGGAGTAGATTGGGGAGTAAATGATTGTTGTGACACACATGCATGTTTAGGTGAATATGCTGTTACCTAAAGAAGTCAGGGTCGCTGGACATACCTATAAAGTCGAGATAGATAATAAAGGATTATGTAAAGAAAATTTATCAGGTGATGCATGGCATTCACACTTAGTAATACGTTTAGCTGATGAAGATATAAATGGCGATAAAGTGGCTGAGACATCTGTTGAAGATACATTTATCCATGAAGTTTTACACTGTGTTGATGTGCAATATAATAATGGTGTTCTTCCAGAAGACCAAGTTAGGAGACTAGCTACAGGACTTCATCAAGTAATAAAGGATTTAGGATGGCTGCAATAAAACCTAGTAATAAAAACAAAACTGAAAAATCAGTTGTAGTATGGGAAAAGTTAGGAAGGAATGAAGATGGAACATTTGCTGTTGGCAATAAGTTACAAAGACAGAAACCTTTATTGGTGGGCGACTTTCTTGATGCTGTTCAGCATGTTGGGAATGAGAGTGGCGTACCATTATTAGTACAAGCTATTAGAATGGCTTATACTGACCCAAAGCTAATGTCTAAGGTTTTGGATAAGTTTGTTGCTAATGCAGGAGATAAAGACTTAGATAAGAAACAAGCCATTAACATTATAATACAAAATTATTTAGGACAGAAAACAGATGAAAAAACTATAGAATTAAATTAAATATTGCAGGGATAAATCAAGGTCGGTTTATTTGCCTCATAAGCAAAACGTGGTCAGTTCGATTCTGACACCTGCAACCAAAGTTGCGGTAGATGTAGGTTCGATTCCTACCCTCGCTTCGGCGAGGTGGTGTAAGTGGTAACACGACCGTTAAATATGGGGTTGAAAGAGGTTGCGACTACAAGAAATCCTCTAGTAGGAACTTGTAAAACGTGGGTTCGATTCCCACCAGCTCCACCAAGTGTGGCATTAGCTTATGGGTAAAGCTTCACGCTGTGAACGTGACGAATCGGATTCAAACTCCGAATGTCACCCCATTGTCCTTCTGAAAAGGATAAAGTTAAAGAGGGGAAACTGTGCATGCTCGTAGGGGCACAGATAGTATGATGAGTAGTGGTTAAAGCATACAAAACAGTTTATAATATAATCCGACTCTATACGAAATATATAGGGTGGTCGTTGCAACATACCTGCTACTAGCTAACCAATAGTAGACGGTGGATAAAGGTGTTGCGATTGATGAGTAATGTGGTGTTACTTTTTGGGTGTGGGCTGTGGGAACCCCACCGGATTTATAAAATCATGCCGGGGTGTGTAGGTTCGAGTCCTACGAATAGGGAGATGGCTACCCTTAGTATAGCTCAATGGTAGAGCACTCGGTGAGTTTAGCAGGTGTAGTTTAATTGGTAAAACGATAGGCTTCCACCCTGTAATCGACCGTTCGAATCGGTTCATCTGCTCCAAATTTTGCCTTTATAGCTCAATGGTAGAGCCACTGCGTTGTATACAGTAGATTTCCGTTCGATTCGGAATTTGGGCTCCAAAAAATTTAAGGGGGATAAAATGAGTTTAGCAATAACACTTAAACAAGTAGAAAAAGCAATTGAGACATTATCAGGACTTACTTATAAAGGAATTTCACGTGAAGCCAAGTGGGCTTTTATGTTAACAAATGACGAAATCAAACTAATAAGTAAGGTATTTAAGTGGTTCTTATACAGGAGACATTGTGAATTAACTTCGGAACAATTCAAGGAAGTAGCTGAACTAGATGAAATGTTTCAAGATGTGAAGGAAAGTATGTAAGTTAGGGGTTTACAAAGAATGAAAAAGGGGTTACAAAGAATGAGTGGACTAGAACAATTAAGAGAATTTAGAGAAATTATGGTTAGAAAACTAGAAGGCGAATTAACTACTGAAAGGATATATGAATATTTACATATCATAAAAAATGTTAACGATTTGATAAATAATTATGCTTGTCATGGTTGTAAGTATTTAGAAGTTAAGGATTTATAGAATTATAAAGTTTAGGCGGTGATACGATATGACCAGTAACTTCGCTGAATTAGTATGTAGGGATTATGTGTGATAGATGGGGAAACTCACCATTGGGAAAAAACCATTGACTTATATTACTTATAATGTAAGGGGGTGAGAGGCTAAAGAAGTGGGTTATCCTTTAGCACAGTTATGAGAAACAAAGTAAGATTTAAAGTATTAAAAACTATTAGGGGGAAATTAAGAATGAAAATGGCAACTTGTGACAACTTGAAACTTGTCATAGAAATAATCTACGGAGACCATTATTTAAAAACATATTTTACACAGAGATTTAAGGAACTACATATCAAACAACCTATAGCAAAAATGGTAGAAGATTTTGCAAAATTTAGAAATGGTCTCAGAGACGAAATGGTAGATAAGGGAAAAAATAAAGATGGCACTTGGAAACTTGAACATGCCACAAGAGAGATAGACTTCAACTAAGGAGATTATGGACATACTATTACCCTACAATTTTATCCCACGTGAATACCAAATTCCCATGTTAACAGCAAGGGAACTTGGATATCTGCGTGAGATTTACATTCTGCATAGACGTGCAGGAAAAGATTTAACCGCTGTAAATGACATGGCACGTGCAGTAATGCAACGTGTTGGTGTTTATTACTATTTATTCCCAACCTTTGCTCAAGCTAAAAAGGTTATATGGGATGGCATGACAGGTGAGATACCTGCTCGTAAATTCATCAGTTACTTCCCACCAGAAATCATCAAAAAAGTAAATTCCACAGAAATGAAGATTGAGTTTATTAATGGTAGTATTATGCAGCTAATTGGTACGGATAACTTTGATGCTATCCGGGGAACCAACTGCATTGGTGCTACTTTCTCAGAATATGCCCTACAAGACCCACGTGCATGGGACACAATAGAACCTATCTTATTAGAGAATGGTGGATGGGCTAAATTCTTATATACACCTAATGGCAAGAATCATGGATATTATTTATGGGAATTTGCCAAAAAACAAGATGATTGGTTTACTATGCTTCGTACTATTGACCAAACTAGAAAATCTAATGGTGATAGAGTAATAACTCAGCATCAGATAGACCAATTAAGAGCACAAGGCAAGGATGAAGAATTTATACAACAAGAATACTATTGTTCCTTTAGAATGGGTACAGCAGGAGCTTATTATGCTAAACTCATGGAAGAAGCTAGAAGTGAACATAGGATTCGTAGTGTTATGTATGATAGGTCATTACCTGTACACACTGCATGGGATATAGGTGTAGATGACTTTACCTCAATTATATTCTTTCAACAAACAGGAAACGAATACCATATTATTGACTTCTATGAAGGTATGGGCGAAGGAGTAGATTTTTATTGTAATGTATTGTGGGAGAAACGTAGAACTAGAAAGTTTTACTATGGAAACCATTACGTACCACACGATGCAAAAGCAAAGCAATTTGCTGCCGGTGGTAAATCTACTATACAGATAGCAAGAAGTTTAGGATTATATATGCAACCACTTAAAAGAAGTGGTGTTCAAGATGGAATACAAGCAGTTAGAACAGTTATGAACAGATGTTGGTTTGATGAAAAGAACTGCAAAGACTTAATTAGTCATTTAGAAAATTACACAAAAGCATGGAATAAAACTAATAAAGTATGGATGAGCACACCTAAACATGATGAGCATTCACATGGTTCAGATGCTATGAGATATTTTGCAATGGCTAAGAAGTCAGGAATTATAATGAAACCATATGATGAGTATACCAATAGTTTAGACTATGTTAGAGCACACAGTAATAGATATAGTGGTGCATAAGGAGTAATAATGGCAACAGCAGAATTTTTAAGATTAACTCAGAATAAAGATATAAAAGAAGAAATTAAAGAATATTCAAAGGAAGAAAAACTTAAACAATATGTACTTGAAAAATTCAAATATGGTAGAGAAGGAATGGAACCATATCAGGAGATATGGAGAAACTTTTTCTTGTCATATAAGGGAACACGTTCTGAGGTTAAAGAAGATTGGCAAGCAAACTATACCACATCTACACTAAAAGAGATTGCTAGAGTTAAAGTTCCTCTT